CTCTGACAGGGGGGGGTGTCTCTCTGACAGGGGGGTAGGGGGCTCCTCGGCCTCCAGTGGGCCGTCCCAAATCATCAACCTGTAAATGTTTGATTTTTGCCCAGATTCATCATATCTGGGAATTTTTTCTACAAGTTTTTTTTCAACAAGAACCGAAACTGCTCTTATTACAGAGCTTTTGCTTATACCTGCGCAAGCTGAAATTGTCTTCTGGCTCGGAAAAACGTCAGAACCTGCGTTCGCTCCATTTGCAAAATACTGCAAAACGAGTAGCACAGAAAGTTCGTTGCAGGAAAGCCACCCAGGCTCTGATTTTTGTTTTTGAAAGATCCAGTTTGGCACAGCCGTAAAAGGCTGTTGACCGCTGATTCTTGCCATTTGCTTTTGCCGAATTTTTTAAGCAAGGTTTTTGCTATTGGCTCTGCATTTTACGTGCAAACCCGCTGCATAAAGTCAATAAAATACAGTTTTAATTATTTGCATCGACTTCGCTTGCAACTAACTCTTTGGCATGTTTTTCAATCCAAAGATCAAGGGCTGCTGCAACCTCCCCAGAGGTACTTCTGTGGTGGATCTGTGCCAACTGTCGAAGCCTTTGTTGCGTTTTTTCTGCAATTCCGACAACAAGGCGTGGCTGAGGTGATGGCATTGTTTGATCTGGTTGGCAACCAAACGGTAGCATGGCGGAGAAAAAGCGCCACCATGGGGTTATGGATGGTTGCAAAAGGGGGAACCCGACTCGCGCTCGGCCCAGCGCCTTGGACGGCCCCTCCCTAGCCCCTCGCCAGAGCCCCGCCAAGGGGCCTTGCTTGGCTGATGGCTTCTTGGTCGCGCCAGCTGCTTTGCAGCCGCTCCAGCGCCCTCCTCGTAGCGCAGACGGGGTGCATGGCCCCAGGGTCAGCCGGGCATGGGCCGAGCCTCGGCGTTCGTCCATTGTATTTTCTTGACATTCAGGCTTTTCGCGATTATGGTCTTACTTGAACTTATTTTTGCAAAACATGGCTTCGCTACTTAAGTTAAAGCAATTTCATCCTGGCGACTATGCCTATGTCCGTTTTTTTGGTGACAATCAAGTTTTAATAGAATCAAAGATGGTGCTCAAAAGCGGCTTTCCGCACTATGTTTGTGTTACTGAAAATGGTGAAAAGTATTTAATATCAAAACTATGGCTTTCGACAAAAAGAATATCACCTGAAACTGGTGACTCAAATTACAAACAGCTTGAATTGGTGGAAGCTGAAAATAGCTAAACCCTTGACCATCGACCAGCTGGCATGTAGTGTCTGGACGGCCGGCAAGAGTCGATCGAGCGCATCCATGCCGCGCTTACCCAGGGTCGGCGCTTGGCCAAAGCCGCAAAACCGTTGATGGGGACATGGGCCTTGAGGATCAGCTGGTAGACATTGCCCGCGTTCCCATGCTCACGGGCGAAGAAGAGATAATACTTGGCACGCAAGTACAAAACATGATGATAACACTAAGGGAAAATGGGATAGACGGTCAGATTACACAGCAAACCTTTGCAGAAGTCGAAAAAAAGCTTGATGCAAAAGACAAAAGGATTGTCAAAATAGGTCTGAGGGCAAGAGAGAGAATAATATCCGCAAACATGCGCCTAGTCGTAACTGTGGCCAAAAAGATGAAAACGTCGCAAACTCATATGACAATTCAGGACTTAATACAAGAAGGTGCTGTCGGATTAGCGAGAGCTGCAGAAAAGTTTGAACCAAGCCTGGGATACAAGTTCAGTACATACGCTTACTGGTGGATTAGGCAGGGAATAGCAAGAGCGAGTGAATATCAGGAAAAAATGATAAGAGTTCCAGTCGGTATTCAAAAAATGGCAAAAAGCATAAGAGACGGCAGAGACAGCTTGTTGCTTGAGCTTGGGAGAGAGCCGACAATAAGCGAAATAGCTAAAAAGCTTGACTGCGACGCCGCAAAGGTAAAAAAAATAATTCTATTCGATGTAAACGTTACCTCTTTGGATGTTGACAAAAATCATGACGGCGAAAAGATTGAATTGCTTGAGATTATTCCAGCAGATGGCGACGAGGCTCCAGAAATAAATCAAGGCAAGCTTGATCTTGTTATGCTTATTGTTGGTGCACTACCCGAAAACGAACGTATTTTAATTTTGGAAAGATACGGCATTGGCGTTGAGGCAGTTTCTGCAAAAGAGATTGCCGAAAGGGAAGGCACAAACGAGCAAGCAATAAGAAGAAGGCAGCAGAAAATATCACAAAAAATTAAGAAAGTTGCCAGCAGCTTCTCGTTTGAGTCCTAGCGCTATTGCGGCGTTGGCCAGCCGAGAAATTTTTGCCAGCCTAGCATGACCCAATTTCCATGGCTACAGCCGCCCTGTCAGGAAAACAACTGGAAATGGCGTGTTTACGGATCCGGGCTTGTGTGGGATCATTGCCAGGAGTGGCAGGCGCGAGTCAAGCTTCACTGCTTGCAAGAGTCTGCTAAGCCAACAACGAACAATGTCACGAGAACCGATCCAGGCCTATCTCAATGAAATTGGCCGCTATCCACTTTTAACAAAAGCACAGGAAATTACTCTTGGAACGCAGATTCAAAAGTGGATTGAACTTCAGCATAAAGACGAAGCTCTTTATACGGACAAGGAAAAAGCAATTGCAAGAGCTGGCAAAAAAGCAAAGCAAAGGTTTATCAACTCAAATCTAAGACTTGTAGTTAGCATAGCAAAAAAATATGCAAGCAAATGCAAGACGCTTGACTTAATGGATTTAATTCAAGAGGGAAATCTTGGTCTTGTAAGAGCCGTAGAAAAGTTCGATCCAACAAGGGGCTATGCGATGAGCACCTACGCCTACTGGTGGATACGACAGTCAATACATAGGTCAATGCAGTCAACCGATCACTGTATTCGCCTTCCGGCTCATATATCAGACTACCTTTATAGGCTTAAAAAAACAAGAGAGAGCTTGGCAAGAGAGCTTGGCAGAGAGCCGTCAATTTCTGATCTGTCAGAAAAAACTGGAGTAAAGCAAGAAGAGATAAAAAATATGATGGAGCTTCCGGTGGTTTCAGTTAGTCTTGACAAACGAATAGGGGATAGAAATGAGAACTCATCAATTTTGGATTTTGTCTGCGACAATGATGATGAAGACGCTCTGGAAAAAATAGAAATGCAGATTAAGGCAGAGAAGGCAAGGCAGGCAGTTGACGCTTGCCTCGACAATAGAGCGAAGTACGTTATTTTAGCCAGACAGGCTTCTCCTCCTGTTACATGGAGACAGCTTAGCAAAGAAACAGGCCTCTCAAGAGAAAAACTTCAGTCAATTGAGAAGGCCGGTCTTGCTAAGTGCGCCAAAATGGCTCGTTCATCCAATTTTGTAGCCTAGGTTTCTATTTCGGCAACTGGCAAGTTCCGAGCCCATAATCAACATATAGATCGCGTGGATCCGTGTCTCTCAGCCAGGAGACAAATTTGCGATAGTCGCTTTCATTGGAAATTCCAATGCAACCAGCCGTGCCAGGGGAAACCCTGGCATTGCTGTCAATGTGAATCTCTATCGCAGATCTTTCAGTTGTTCCTGGCCCGAGATACCGCAGTGGAGTCGATACTGGCCCAAGGCCAGGCCCCCAGCTGCCCGAGTAGTTGTCCCTTCCACCAGCCCAGGCCACGTCCTCAATGCCCCAGCGCCCCTCGGGAAGGGGCTCCAGGCTCCCTGATCGGCTCTTGGATCCAATCCTGAATTCCTGGGCTCCAGGGGCTCCTGCGACGACCAGCAGGGAGCCAGCGCTGCTCCCATTTTTCATGTACTGAAGCTGTAAAAGCTCAAGGCCAGAGGCATTAGCCTTTTTTGTCCTTGTAAGCAGTAGGTAAGTGCCGATGCTGGTAGGTTTCGGTTTTTCTAGCTGACTTTGCTGGCTCATCAATTTAATCAATTTATTTGCATATTCTGGATCAGTCGCATAGCCTTCTTTTACGAGCCATTGTGCGGCCTCTTCCTTGCTTTTTGCGTTATTTGCGCCCTTGTAATCCCCCCAGTCCCTGTGCCAGCGATCGACAAGATACTGAACGCATTCACCTAACGACCTAAAATCAATAAATTCGTCCTGAATTGTAATTGTCTTTCCGTTGACAACTTCTTGTGTCGTCTTAACAGTTCCCGGCCCTTTAATGCCAAAGTAGTTGTTCTTTCCGCTTGTTGCAGCTCCCCAGGCAGACTCAAGAGCCCATTGAGCCGCTACAAGATCTGGATAGATTGCTCCAGATGCAGTTGCAGCTTCTTTTACTCCATCCCACGAATTCTGAAACTTTTTTGTTGCAGTATTGCTGGCAGATCGAAAAATTGACAAAAACTGTACTTGCTCTTGTTTTGAAAGCAGACTCCAGGCCCAGTTCCAGGCGGCAATTTGATGGGGCTCTGGGCTGTTTCTGTCAGTGTACTTTGCTGCATTCAGAAAATCGCTCATCTTGGCTTGCGCTGAAGACGCTTCGCGTTGGCAACTGGATTATAGAGACTTGCGACTATTTCGATCTCATCATGCGTTGCCACCCTTCCCGTAGCTTTTCTTATTTGATAGGCTATTTCTGATTTTACAAATTCAGGCGAAGCCCGATTAAATAATGCAGTTGGGACAATGGTATCAATTTGTTCGTAAATACTTGGGAGGGCTTTGCCAATTGCCTTCTGCGCCGCAAAGCTAAGCAGTGATTTGGCAGCAGCCAGTATTAACTTTTGCGCAATAATGTTCATTCTGCTTTCCTGCTGAGACTGATGAGGGTTGTCAAAACCGAAACTACAACTGCAATTGATTTTGAATCGGTATCGCTGCATCCAAGCAATTGAGTGTCAACTTGCCCCTTGCCAGCGCTTTCTTTGCTCATCAATGGCACGATTGATGGTAGCACATAAAAGCGGCACGAATACCACTGCGCCAATGCAAGAAAAATAATTGAAATTCCAGTGCCAACGATTGATCTCCAGAGCCAGGATGGCATATTACTTGCTCCTCATAGCGGCTAGCTCTATTTGCCTAACCCTATCTTCAAGTACCTTTAGGCGCTCTTTGGAGTCTGTCTTCATTTCAGCGACTCCATCCATTAGCGTCCCAACTCTTTGGTCAAGTCTCGCTACCTGCAAAAACAAGCCAGCAAGGCTCACCACAGAAGCCAGCAGAAGCCCAGTCGTGATCTGACTGAGCTGCAGTCCTGATGACTGAGCTGGCGCCTGGCCCACGGCCTCTTCACAATCCGACACGATAATACCGGCAATCTTGGCACGCCATCAGTCTATGGCCGGATACCGAAGAGAATGTTGTGACTGCTTAACCGCCTATCGCACTTAGGAATTCGTCGGGCAAATTACAGTTTCTTGCTTTTGCCAGCATTGCAGTTAATGTTTCGCTGCTCAGCAGTCTTTGGCGTCGCAAAAGAAGTATTACCGTGCGCAAGTGCCTTATCTCTCCATTTCCAGCGGCGATAATTGCTGGAGGAAGTGTGCAGCTTATGCGTTTGTCATTTTCAAAAGCAATATCGTATGCTTCTTTTATGATTGGATTTGTTAGCAGCCATGCGCCAAACTCATCAAAATTTGGCTCTTTTGGCTGCCCAAGATATTCAAGAATTGCAGCGGATACATCAGCCGGCAGTGCATCAGCTGGCAGCACCAGCGGATCGCGGTCGGGGTTGCGATCATCGGTGATGACGATGCCGGATTGCTGGTAGGAGATGCCCATTAGAGGAGAGCGCTCACTTTGAGGTAGGTAAGCGCACCACGAAGGCTGCCGCTGCCGCTGTTGACGGTTGTCGTAGCGCTTGTGAGGTCAGGCCATGTGCCATAGGTTTGAGAAACTGTCCTGGTCGTGGCAACGATCGTTGCGGTGGCAGTAATTTCGTTTAGGTTTGGCGTGCCAAATACTGAGCCGAAATAGCTATTTGCACCCAGCAAATGCTGCATGGTGATTGCGATATTACAATTAAATGCAGCCCAGTGCACTTGGCCTGCTGTCAAGTTGAACGGTGTTACCAGGCCGCTTGCGTGTGTAGCGACACTGCCGTCAATGTGTCCAGTGCTGCCAAGCGGTGTGCCGGTTGGCAGGCCGCTGGACGATGCATAGATTGCCAGCTGGAATTGAGCTGATGCCGCAGCAGTTGTCACCCTGGCGCCAAGATCAGACACCGTGATAGAGCGATTGACTACGAATGGATATAAAACAATGCTGTTGACGTTGTTCGCGTTGCCGGCGCCGATTGTGCCAATCACCGGCTGAATCCAGTTGCTAACGGCATAGCCGGCAAAAGCCTGCTGTGCTCCAATGTTTTGTCGCGCAGTACCTGGGCTTGATAGGTTTGACAGGTTATCCTGAGCATTTAGGAGTGTTCTTTCTCCATTGGCAGCATCTCGATAGGCGATAAGATTGCCAGACCTATAAATGTCGCCAGCTGCTGCCGCCGCTGACGCTCCGGCTGGAATGCCAAGACGAGAGCGTGCTATAATGCCAGCCAGAAACTCGCGTGCCATCAGCCGATCACCACGGCGCGATATGCGTTGGCGGCCGGAGCTGTAGCGAATACCAGTGTCACTGTGCTCACGCTATTGCGCTGCACATCCACTTCCACGTCGTCATACTGTCCCGAGTTGGGGAACACTCGCACGATCACATCACGAGTGCTCAGATTGTGCGTCAACGTGTAGCTTGTCGCTGAGCCATCGCCAACGTTGGCCGAGAACTTCTTCAGCCGGCCGCTGTAGCTGGCGAGCGTTGCTGGCGTCACCACTAGGTCCGCAGCAGAGCCGGCATCCACCTCGGCCTGAGTTGCCAGGCGGCTGATGCCAGCCTGCGTGGTGCTGGCCGCCGGGGCAACGGTGCCCATCGTTGCCCACTCAATGGCGGTTACGCCAAGAGTGCCATTTACTGCCGTCTGCCTATATGTAGTGCTAGCACTAGATCCTTCTTCTACGTTTGTGGTGGCCTGCTCCAGTTCAGCAAAAGTGCTCGCATCAAGCGAGCGCGTCATTGGTATTGCAGCACCATTCCAAATATAAATGCCATTCTCGGATCCAGTGGACTGCGCACGTACCAATACACGGTCGCTAGTCGCCATTGTGATGCCATCAATCGTGGCACCAGGGCTGGCAAGATTTATGCTTACTTGCGTTGCAACACGGCAGCTGTCTTTCCAGGCAAGGCCTTCAATCGCTGAGTCAACGTAGGCCTTGTTTGTTGCGTCTCCGGGATCGGCTGGAGCTGCCAGATTTTTTACTTTTGACACCGAGCCCATGTCGATGTCAGTTAGAAAGCGCTTTGCCATGGCCAGTGCCTCAGGTCAGGCGGGCAAGGCCCGCAGTCGGTAGGCTCAGTGTAACGAGAACCTGATTTGTGCTCGTATGTAATATATCTGCGTCAATTTCTTGACCACCAGTGTCAAGCAGTTCGACTGATGGCCTGAAGCCGAGATTGTGATTTATCGTCCACGTTGTCGAAGGCGCTGTTTGCTGGTGCATGTAGCCGCTCCCCGCAGGGCCTTGCGGGCCTGCCGTAATAACACGAACGACAACAGTGTCGCCACGAGTGACCTTTACGGTTGTCATGCTGTGTAACCCTCGCTTAAGTAAAAAATGCACTCAAGGTAGTATTCTGCTATGTTGTTTGGATTCAGCAAACGAACATCTGAGTAGACTTCTTCAGGAAATGTAGCGGTGTCTGCTCTCCTGATAAGCGCGTCAACAATAGAGTTTGCCCGGTCTGTATATGTAATTTCGGCATCGGCGTATTTTACTGTTCTATCTTTGTTCCACACTTGCATTTCGACTGTCCACCCGAATAGCGGAATCGGAACTTCGTTGGAATCAAGGAACTGGAACCGAATAGGGTAGTCAGCCCTACGCTGCATCGTGTCATTGAATTGTCCGGGCGAGATTGCCATGGCCCTACTCTAGCGACTGCTGTTGGATGGCGGCTGCTTGCAAATGCGTGCAGTCATGAAATTGTGTCCAGAAAAGCTTTTGGCAGATTGCAGCTTAAGGCGAGCCCAAGGACAGAAATTGCTATTTCATCCGTTATCAATCCATTTTGCCTGAGCGCCATCCAAGCAGCGGCAAAATCAGAGAACTTGCCGCTCTCGGCATTCATTAGAGAGGGTACAATCGAGACAGCTGCAACTGGAGCAAGTGTAATTGCTTCAATCAGTTTTTGGTTTATGGTTTCGTCCGTTAGCAATGTGCTCTTAAATCTACCCCATTCCGGTGCCGGAGAATTTTCTTTGTCATATGCTTCAATTTCCTCGGCTGTTGCGTTTCTTACCGTCCATGTCTGCTCCCATCTTCCATCGGACAGTGATGGTGCTCCCTCTACAACTATTTGCGTCCTAGGGTCGTACTGAGGTTTTTCTGTAGAAAAAACCGCATAACAGCCAAAGCTTTCTGCCAGGGCGTCAGAGATTATTTCTGGAAAGCTTGTGTTAGGGTAGCTACTGCCAAGCATTTCCTTCGCGTAAGGATAAACTGGGGATCCATCAACAATAAGAGCGTAATTCATTTGCAGGCCTCCATTTCATTGAGCTGATCTTCGATTACGCTGTGCATAATAATTGCTTTTTTTTGCTCAAATCTTTCTTGCCTTAGTCGCAGACTGAGCTGTGAAGAGAACTCTTCCATTTCCCTGTCATTTGGGTGTAGCGAGGCAATTTTGTCAATAGCTTTCTGGAAGCTATCTATATTGATCTGGTAGTCTGCAATTTCCATGGATTTAGCGTAAAGGGCCTGGGTTAGCTTTTCTCTCTTGATTTTTGTTTTTTCACTGATCATGGCTTCCACGAGTAAATGGTGACGTAGGGATAGAAGTTGTGCGCAACGGCGATTGCCGCTCCGTCTGGTGAGAATGCTACTGCATTTGCGCTGCCAGCTATGTCAATTAGCGGCACAGCGTATCGCGAGCCAAATCCGCTGGCATCGCTCCACCTCCATGCAGTAACATAAGGATAGCCAACTGAAGCTACCGCTACGGCATCTCCAGATGGGCTAAATGCAAGCGCATTGCCGGTATTAAGATTGTCTCCTACTGGCAGCGATGGATTGCTGAATTTTGTGCCGAATCCAGCGGGAGACCATTGATAGGCCGTTAGCCATGGGGTGCCAACATGAGAAATTGCAAGTGATTGGCCGAGCGGGGAGAAGGCCGCTCCATAACCATTGCTGGCCGGTAAAATAGATGGATTTGTGTATTTTGCTCCATAGCCATTTAATGCACTCCATCCATAAGCGGTTACAAATGGCGAGTCGTTGTGGGGAATTGCAATTTCGCCACCAGAAGGCGTGATCCCCATTCTGCGCGAGGCGCTTGGTGGTGTGATAGATGGATCAGCGTATTTTGCGCCAAAGCCAGACTGGTCGGTCCAGCTATATGCGTTGACAAATGGAGCGCCGCCAGTTGTAAAAAAAACAACATTATTATTTGGGGAGAATAGTGCTCCGACGCCTCCGCCGGGAAGCGCTGGCGATGGCGAGGCGTATTTTGCGCCAAATCCAGTTGCGCTGTTCCACGCATATGCCTGAGCTGCGCTTATATTGCCACCAAACATGCAGATTGCTGTTCCGGGTGGATTAAACCGGACCTGGATTATGCCTGAAGTAGCTGACTGGACTGGATTCCCGTATCTTGCCCCAAAGCCATTTTGACTGCTCCACCGATATGCCACAAGTGGCTCTGCGGATGAATTTGCAATGACGATCGCGTCTCCTGCTGGAGAAAATGCCACGCCCCTGGCAATGCCAGTGAGCGGCGTAGCTGGATCTGGATATTTATACATAAAGCCGCTGCTGCGGCCTCCCCTCATCATTTGATGTCTCATTTTTGTGCCATTCCGTAAAGGGTAGATCCTATTTTCCAGAGCTGAACGAATGTATAGCCAATGCCGGATAGCGAAGGAGCGCTAGTCGAGCCAACCCATGTTATTGATGGCCAGGTTAGCGAGTTGACACCGCCGCTATCTATTGCTAGCAAAGCGCTGTAGCCGGAAGGGAAATTATTTGCTGTTGCAATTCTGTTGCCGCCAAGCGTCCATGTTTGTATTGGTCCGTTCAATGGATTGATGTCTACGGTAGCAGCGTCAGTAATGGCAAGTATTGTCTCGCGAATTGAGCCGAAAGTTTTATTTGTTAGCGTTTGCGTGTCAGAAGTTCCAACAATTGCGCCACTTGGAAATTGCGGAGGAGAGTATCCTATGATTCCAGTAAGTGGATTATATGTTAATGGCTCAGAGGCGCTTATAGAAGTTCTTGCCCTTGATACTGTAAAGTAAAGATTTGAGCTACCTTCGCCAATTGCGTCTGTAGTTGGCATAAATTGGCTTGAAACTTTTGCGCTTGAATTTAGCTGCAAAAGTCCATTAGCTTGATTAAGGCTTAACTCTATTCGCCTAGTTCTACTCCAGAATCCCTGAACGTCCTGGGAGGATGAGTCAACAATTTGTATTGGCAGGTTTGCCTGAATAGTAATGTTTTGAAGGAATTTGCTGTCTGAGTATGATTTTACTGCAAACTGAGTTGGTGCCGTATTTCCATCTGGTGCGCCAGTTGATGCAATCAGCGCTGGGTTGTTGCTGACCTCTCTTAGCTGTACGCCAACAGCGCTAATTCCGCCGTTTCTGCTAAATGGTCCAATATAGTTAAGTCCAGAAAGATTAAACTGATCTGTGTTGATTGTTGTCGCGCCTGTCGTTCCATCAACATCAAACTGATCGCCAACCCTGAAATTCCCCAGCTCGTCTGTATTACTGCTATAGACTCTGCCATTGTTTGTGGCAAGTATTTTATTTTCTGGAACGGGAACCCCGCCGTTCCATGGCAGAGCGTCGTAGTTTGTGCCAGAGCCAACATACTCAAAAGTATGGCTTGGTGCACTTATCTGAGACCTATTCCTAAAGTCAATTACTTGGTTGGCTGTGATCTGGTCCTTCAGGCCTCCATTCAAAGAGGAGTAGAAAAATACTCTGTAGCCAGCCTTTAGCGGATCTGTGTTAGAAGACGCAAAAGATCCATCAGCCCTAATGGGGACGGAACTTGTGACAATGTACGCGCTTGTCGGACAGATAAATACAAGTCCGCTTACAGTGGCATTCCCGTTGCCAGCAGGCAATACGGAAGACGTGGTTAGCGTGACAAGTCCGCTCTGTTTATTGTAGTAAGCTCCAGCGACTCCATAGCTTGTGCCGCCAATGACAACGCTTCCGCCGCCGACATATTCATGGTCTGGCCCAGACGGAGAAGCCGCCTCAAGATACGTTATTGTATTACTGTCTATGCGCGTATATGCAAATGTTTTCGCTTCTGCTTGGCCAGTCGTTGCGTTTCTAGGGAATACAAGTTGCGGGAACATCAGCTGTCCCGCGTTTGGCCGTGAAGATGAATTGCATATAAATGACAGGCCAGCAAGTGTTATTTCATCGCCAGCGGATGGAGCGTATCCAGCAGCTGATAGCACTGTTTGACCAGTCTGGTCGTTGTACTGTGCACTTGTAACGCTATACTCCTGGCCGCCAAAGTTTAGCTTGCCGCCACCAGTGTACTGATGCTTGATGCCGGCTGAAGGCGACAGTGTAACAGTGAATTTGCTTCCAGGCGCCGTGCCCTGTGGCGACGAAACAGCAACTGGATTCCCAAGGCTGCCAAGCGTATTCGGAGACGGATACTTGATCTGGCGCCCGAGCCTGTTCGCCTCAAAGTCAATTACATCCAGCTCTGTCGCCCCCTGACGCAAAAACTGATAAGATCCAGTTTGCGATCCAGAAAGATCTACTGACGGACCACCTTGCGTTGCAGATACTTTGAAAGCATCAGCAGTAAGACCCTGCGCAATAACATAGTAAATGGTTCCAGAGGCAATTCCATCTGGCAACAAACCTTCGTTTGCAGTAAACGATACCCTATCATTAACCGCTAGCGTGTGAGCATCTGCGCTAAAAGTATCTGTGGATACATTTATGAAAACAGTCCTGCTGAGCCTTGTTGCACCATATGCGCTTACTCTTGCCTTGCCAGTAAAAATGGGAGACGGAGAATATCCATCAGCCATTAAGCCATAGATTCCGAAATCGCTCGTTCCGCCACCGCTAAGATTTACTTGACCACCAGATTCCGTCCTTACATGGTACTGGCAAAATGTACCAAAAAAGCTTACAAGCTGTGCGTATGCATCGTTGATGACCAGGCAGCCTGGGCCGCCGAGGTTTACCTGTGTATAGCTATCCACCACCATTGAGCGGATAGGGCTGTTAATAGCGCACTTAGTTCCATCTACAATTATTCCGCCACCAGTGTTTCCGGTAGAGGCTGAGCCAGCGAAGCCATTGTCGTCTTCGGCTGTAATGCAAGTGCAGTTTTGAATATATGGTGACTGCGTGATATATGCGCCAAGGCCAATTGCGCCTCGCTCGCTGTTGTCGGCTTGCTCATCGAATGCGATGGCCCACGACTGCCTCGATTCGTCTGCCTGGTGGCCTGCAAAACTAAGCCCCCAGCACCAAAAGCCGGAGTCAACCCTGAAAACATCGTTGAACTCATTATTGGTCGCTGGCTTAATAATTGTTGAGCGCAGTCCAGAGCCAAAAACTGTTACATCATATTTCCATCTAATTGGCAGAATTTCATAGTACAGGCCTGGCGCCACAAATACGACATCGCCAGGCTGTGCAGCTAGCGCAGCAGCGCGGACTGTTCTCAGTGGAGAGTCGATTGCACCAGTGTTTTCTGTATCGTCACCACTGAGCGAAACATAAATGCAGTTCGTGTACTGCATTTTGCCAATTCTTGCGGCAAGCCCAGCAATGCTTGCGGCATTTACGGCAATGTCTTCTGTATTTTGCTCAATATCGGCAATAATTTGAGTTAAATCGCTTTCGCCGCTCTCTCCTGGACCATTTGGGAAAAACTTGCGGATTACGTTTTGACTGTCTTTAATCGAGAGGAACGGCCCTGCACTATTCCAGTTAATAGCTATCTCGCTATGGTCGATGTCGGATGGCAGTGGAGCCTTGTTCGCGACTCCACTGTTTTTGTTGATGTGCTCAAGTCCCATAGCCTATTCAGGCAAACTGCCCCTATCCAGGGGTGCCCAAAGAGTAGCGGCCGTCGCCTCTCCCTGAAGCGGCATATATGCCAATAAAAGCCGCAAGCTATGGCTAAAATTTGATTACAGCAAGAAGTGCAACGTTGAGAGGACGTGTCTCCACTTCACCAGAAGATTGAATAGTAATTCCAGTTCCGACTATGCCTGTTTGCCCAGAAATAAAATATGGATTATTTGTTACCGTATCAGTCCCGCTGTGATCGGTATTTCTATCTTGATTTTGTTGATAGCTGTGTGAGTGGCCTGGGTCATTGACCCCGTGCGCATGAGACTTAAAAGCGTCAGCTTGGGAGCTTCCAAGCGTTCTTGCTGCATCAATACCGCGTCCATCATCAAGGCCGCGAATAAATTCTGCACGAAGGTCTGGAAGCGTAAAAGTAGTTGTTCCATTTCCAGGCCCAAATTGGCCAAGCTGCTTAGACGCCTGGCTTGTCGCCAAATTGCCAGAGCCTTGTGCATAAGTCCACAGATCAGCAAAGTCCACACGGCTAATCACTGCACCATTCGCCTTGATCCATCCAGTTGGTGGAGTAGATGACGGGACATAAATTACTGCGCCAACTGGGGTGAGTCTTGCTGTAATTTCATCAATAAGCACAGAAAGGGTTCCCGGACTTACCGCAAGATCCTCTCGCACAAGATCTTCAAGATCTGCTACAGTTGCCATTTGAACTATCCCCTTGCCCGTCGTGGAGGCACTTGGAATTGGCGGCAGTGTTGTGCCAAAGCCATCGCCCCATGATGCTGGAGTCGCGATTACAGAAGCTCCAGCAAGATCTAATTCCGTGCTTACAGTAACCTTGTTTGCCGTAAGTTCATTGTATGACGTTGGGAACTGAATATCATCAATATCTACGTTTGATTCTGCAATGTTTTCAAATGTAACTTCATTGCCAGTTGCTAAATCTTGCAGCCCTTGTGGAGTTACAAGAAAACCCTCTTCATTGAATCCACTGCCATAGACTCGTCCACCGTTTTGATTCGTGAAGTAATAGGTGAATTTATTTAGGGCAGTCAGGTCAAGCTGATATTCAGGTAGCGCCTTGGTGTAATTGAGGAAGCCACTCCACTCCCACGCATGGCCAAATAGACGGATGTTACTTGGCCTGCGAAATTCGACTGGCCAGTTGCCCCAGGCCGTTGCAGCTCCAATTGGAGCGCCAATTCCATCAAGCGCAGTAGCTGGGTTTCGCTCGCGAGACGATGAGGCCCGAGGCAACAGAATGGTGTGAGCATTGGCAGAGCTGAAGCCAAGGCTTGTAAGCAGCGAGTGAACACCTCTGTAATCAGACGCGCTTCTGTACTGAAACTTTACGCTATCGTCTGTGCTCCACACAGTTAAAAGATCGTATCCGCAGGACTGGCTATTGTCGTTGCCGTCTGTGTCACCATCGAATACAATCGCTGGCTGACTATTTTTCCAGTAATCTTCTGGCTTAAATCCTTCGCCCATGTGGACAAAAGATTCTTGCCAGTTTTGTGGATTAAAGGTGCTGTCGCTGTTCTTGAAGGTGCAGGTATAGGTTTTGTTTTGGTAGCGAACTGTGTCGCCAAGCCGGTAAAAACCGTTGCTCGCCCAGTTGTTTGCTGGATTGTTCCGTCGCAACTCAACAGAAGCAGACTTGATTGCACCAGCACCATCGGGATTGATTGCTGATGCGGCTGCTACGGAGATTAGCTTATCCTCTGAAATTGCCGAAACCACCCCGCCGTTACCGCTGGTGGTTTGCAGTATGTAATCGCGAAGCGGCGTGCGAGCCCGAGAATTAGTATTGTTGCACCTCAGGGAGTAGCGACGCTCATCTACAGAGCGCACATCCTGCAGGCGACGGACATAGATCCTGGCACCAGCAAGACTCGGGTAGTCCTGGCCAGTGTCATATCCCTGGCTGTTTACGATTGAGTCACCTGGAGAAATGCCGTCTTGATTTTCAAAGGAAGATGCGACATTGATCGTATCTGGAGCACTACTGCTCCATGCGCTGGCCGTCAGTTGAGCCCTGTAGTCATTGCCGCGAGAATTTTCAATCCAGATATACGAATCGGCTGCTAAGGTATAGCCAAGCTTATCAAGTATTTTTGGCACACCTGGATTTGACTGGCTATCTTCAATTGCTGCTGCAAGCTGAATTGCGGTTGCGGAATTGAGGACGCCTGCCGCAACTGTGCCAAGATATATTTTGCGAACAGCATTCGTCTTGTCGGCAAGATTGGTTGCGACCCTGATCGAGCCAACGTTCCAGCCAGTATCGGAAGCAAAGGCAGAATTTTTGTAGCCTTCTGCTAATGCAGCGCAGCCACCAAAATTGCTATTGCTATTCGTGACTGTCAGTTCCCCACCAGACTGAACCCAGTGGTGGATCCCCTGCCCGATTGCAAAAACAGAGACTTCCTGGATAATTGCGTTATTGATTGCCCGAATATGAAAACTGCGCCTTGCAGGATTCATCCTAACATTGTTTGGATCCGAGTTAATGTAGTCATTGTATCCAGTAAAGTAATTGCCCCACATCGGACTTCTTGTGGAGTCATACTTTTGCCAGTTTTCGAGATCTCTTTGGAGACTTACGCCAGTAAGTTGAGCGACAACCATTGACTTAAAGCCAGTTGGCTTTTCACCGTCAGCAAATATGCCGCAGAGTCCGAAATTGCTTCTAATTGAGCAGTTGAAAATATATGGGCTTGCGCTCTTTGTCGTATCTGTTTCGATTGTTTGACTGCCTGACGTTGGACGTGGGCCAGTGATTTCGTATTCACCTTTTTTGGCAACCGCAAGTGACAGATCTAGGCCGCCAGTGTTATTTGTGCCACCAAAAGCTTGACAAATCTTGGCATAAAATTCATCAAGTTCGGCCTTGCCAGCAAATTCAAAACACGAAAGTAGATGATGGCTTGATTCTGTGCCGACCTTGTCCATAAAGGTAAGGCCATAGCAAAAGCTTGTTCCAGTGACTTTCAGGATGGATCGACGATTTGAAGAGTCGAACATTTCATCCGCTGGCGCGGGCACAAAGCTCGGACGGATTATCGTTTTGCGAAGGTCTCCGTGCATCGCCACGATCGAGGCTCCTCGCGGAAGAAGGATCCCGCCGTTTAGACTTGGGTTAAAAGCCTGTAGCTCGCTATCTGTCGGCTCCTTGCCACTCTCCCACTCGGAAACGCTGGTGGCTCCGGCTCCGTTGAGAACTGATGCGGCTCCTGGCGCCAAAACAATGCTGACAAGATCAGAGTCAATTAGTGGATTTTGGTAGTAAGCTTTTGCAGTAATTATTCCAGCTTCAATAATTGCACGATTGATTGTGCGAAAAGGCCTGGTTGGCGTGTATCCGCATTCAAGGCGCTGCAGTTCAATGCGTTTTGTTGCGTCTCCGGCAGTGCTGTAGCTTCCGCCAACAAATGTATCTTTTCCGGTGTATGGATTCCAGTACAAAACATAAGGGGCGTTAAGCGGATCATTTATGATAGATCCAGCGCCAATTTCTGGATTTCCAATAAGCTGCCTGACAGCATCAAGGAGTGCAGAGACCTGGGCGCGAAAGTTTCCTTGTGAGCTGCTGAGGCTATCGGCCGAGCCAGTCAGTCCGCCACGTACAATCTTAGCCACAGTGCGCCGGGTCGCTAGTATGCACCCATCTTAAGGGCGATCTCGCCAACAGTCGCGAAATCTGCAGACCCAGCAATAACTTCGGTAGGTCTAACATTTATCGCTGTAGAGGTTATCAAAATACTAGCTTCATAGTAAAGTCCGCCAGGCGGCATTTCACCACTACGATCTTCTTCTGCTATCATCCAGAACTGCGCTTTTGCCTTGCATCCTTTCTCCACCAGGAGAAGGAGCTTCATCAGCTCTGTGCTATCGTTTTGATTTTCTGAGGTAAGCCTATCAACAATAAAGTCGAATGTCCCGCCACCATTGACGACGCTTTTGACTGCATCGCCAAACTTTTCGCCTACCGCAGTTGTATCAATTTGCCTGGAGTCAAGATTTAGCGACCAGCTAACAAGATCGCACTGAAGCATCCATAGCGAACCGTTGTTGTCGGTATTATTGACATACCATCGAGGCCTTATGTCTGCATTAGCGTAGTCTCCTGTGCCTGCAGTTGGTTCAGAGTAAGTTGGAGCGAAACTGCAAATAGATCTAAGTGTTACCTCGTCTCGCGTATCACTGGCCCACTCTTCTCCCATGTAGGCAACACACCTTGCAACAGCATTATTATAGTCTGCTCCACCGGCTGCCGCCATAATAATTGGCCCGCAGTCTACGTTAAAAATGTTTATGCGATTATTCGGATAGCCATTTATTGCATCAGCCCTGGAAGTATAAAAACTAATTCTGTCAAGCTGGTCCCTATAGATATACAGTTTTGCCGAAGTTGTCAGGCCACAGTCTGCCTCGCTTGTATAAAACGAAGCCTGATCACTATTGCCATAGAAATTGCTGGAATCACTGGCTATATGAAGACGATTTTCGCCAATATACCATGGACTCTCGCCATACATTGCATGTCCGTCTGGGCAATCTGGACCGTCGCCGCCTGCATCAATTGGCAGCCCGCGAGAACTTGAGACAGTGACTTCATCCCCGCTCCAAAATTCTGGGCTGCTCAGGTAGATACTGTTGTAGATTGGCGCCAAGGCGCTAGTTGGCAAAACAACTGGCTCTGGTGCTTCACGAATAAGCTTTACAGTACCACCAACGCCAAGGACGGGCATTAGATCGTCTCCCTAAATGGCCCAGAAACTTGAAAATTAAAATTACAGGCAACTACCTCGCCCGCAGAAACTGGCACGCCCATTTGAGTAATAATTGCCGAGAACCGCAAGGCTTTTCCGGTAGCAGTATTTAGTATCATTCCGAACTCCTGCGCATCTTGATTGTTGCTGAAAATATCTGCTATCAGGCTGTTTACAGCTGAATCGGTCTCATCGTACAAAACGGTAGCGCTCCCAGTTGCACCGCGCAGGCCGCTGACATAGGTACGATCGTAGTCGCCAAGTCCAGTTGTCTCCAGGGTGTCGCGTGCTACATCAATACTGACGCTTCGACATTTGCCGACTCGCAGCCCACCATAGCGCAGCTCTCCGTTTCCCCCAGTCACTACAGCCATCAGCCGTCACGCATTCCCTCTAGCCTCACAGTAACGCTGCTTCTGCCAGGGCGAACAGATGTAATCCTGGGCGGCTCAGCAAAACGCCAAATATAGTCACGCTCCAGTTTTAGGCTGAGACCTGATTTTTTCTCCATTCCCTTCCATAGCGTTTCCGGGATGCCTATTTGATCATATCCACCTCTAGCGTTATTGTAGCAATCAGAAATTAACGATGCCGAGCTGTCTGGGATATTTTCAAAATTCATTTCTAGCCCTGAGCCAAATGGCTGACTACCATAAATTCTTGTGATTCCAGTTCCAGCGATACTGTTGAACCGTTTGACTGGATACGTGCCTAGCGTGACATTGCGAGAAGTTGGGACTATGGATGGAAATTCAGTCATGCCACATTTACGGTGATGGTTTTGGATTGTGGGCTGTCACTGGCAGCCGGGGAGCTGACTGTGCAGGTAAGCGCATAAGTGCCGGCCAACCCAAATGTAACGCTGGCCATTGGTGCGCCTGAGTTACTGATTGATGCAGCAGCCCCGTTGGTGTTTGAAGACCAGCTCCAGCTGATAAATGCAGCGTTCATCGAATCAGCAGTACCACTCCCAGAGCCAGATCCAGATGCAGTAAAAATAGTCCCGACTGCATTGGCACTGGCTCCAATCAGCGTGAAATCAGTTGAGCCTATTGTGGCTATTTGATATTGCTTGCCTGGGATAAATGATCCAGCTTGCGTCGCCTGTGGCATTCCCTGGTAAGAAAGTTTGTATGGCAGTTGTGTATTTACCGAAGCGCTTAGATTTCCTGTGATAGTGACCACTCCGATTAGGCTTGTGGACTCAGATGCCACTGCTGTGATTGTTTTTGTTGCTGTTTTGGTACTGCCATCACGGGTGACGGCGCAGGTTATCGTTTTCAATCCCGCGCTTGCTGCGCTCACGCTTGTTACAGCTGCATTTGGGGTGCCGAATGTTATGCCAGGCCCAGACCATGAATAGGAGTACGCCCCTGCCCCGCCGCTTACCAAAGCGCTGTAAATCGAATCAGCATTAACAGCAATGCTGCTTGGGCCAACTATTTGCACACCATTAAACTGGCTAGTGCCTGGTGCAGTATTTTCACTTGTGCCAACCCTCCCCTCGATTATCCAGTTTTCCTCTACATCCCAGCCATCCGCTATCAGACTGTAGTTTTTATCGTCAAGTGGAAAGTAGATTGCATTAACTTCTATGTTTCCGTCTTCATCAAAACCAATCGACTGAGTTTTATAGGCACGAGTCTCTTGAGCGCTTTGCTTAATGCAAAACACAGCGCTAGCGTATGCAGTTGTGGACTGATTCGCAACCGGAAGCTTGGTTTCAATAATTGAACTTGTTGTCCCATCCCAAAGCATCACATCGTAAGTGCCATTGGCGAGTGGCTCTACGCTAGTTATTTTTCCATTGCTATCTATTGCTCCGTTGTTTGGCTGTAAATATGCGACTGTTTCAAGGCCTAGCAAAAAGCATCGTCCAATCTCAAGCGCTGCTTGGGTAGGAACGGTCTTAAATTTGACGGAATGTGTAATTAGGCGACTGATCCGAGCAAAATACTTTCCAACATCAATTGCATGTATTTCGCTTGTTCCAAAATCAGTAAGATCAATGCTCTCAAGCGGCGCGTCTTCTGGTGTCCCAGCTTCGCGTACAGTTACCTCTCTGATGACAGGGAATAGCCCCTTTGCCGCTAGGTCATCGCTCGCCTTCTCTTGCCTCCATTTAATTGAAAAACGCTTTGGAGTTCTCTGATCAACTTCGGCATAAACAAATTCAAAAGAGTCTTCAATTATATTGCCAGCTGTAAAAAAGCCAGTAATTGCCTCTGGCTGATCAAAATAAACTGCTGGCTGGAGCGAAATTTTGCCATTCCGAGTAACGAAGTCAAGCAAAAAGTACCCAGCGGTCTGCGATCCCCATTGGCGCAGGTTGACTGGCTCTGGAATGCCACCATCAAAAAAATAGCGACGATTTCTCGTCCACTGAGCACAATAGCTGAAGCCCTGCTCGTCGATAAGCTCTGGACTCAGGATTGAGCCAACACCGTAGCGACTGTTTCTGAGCTTATCTTCAAGCACTTCGGGAAATGTATGAACGCTGCCGATGCCCTCATTAAGGTAGATGGAAAATTGACTCAGCTGGCTAAGCTCTGTGCTGCTTCGCAGGTTCGCGCCAATAATCGCCATATTGTCATAGTTTGGCGTATTTGGGTTTTTTGCTATAAGGTTGACATATGTAATTTCGTGCTCTGGCGACTTGGCCGAACTTTGGATTTCTTCAAATACAAAGGCTTCGGCTAGCCTCCCAAACGCATCCGCGTAATCGCCGGAATCGCCAAGGGCGACGCCCAGGCCCTTGTCCTTGGTGGCAGCAATCGAGAACGTGTCCTGAGTGCGGGACACTGGCTCTCCGCTGTACGTCACCGTAACAACGCTTGTCCCAGCTCCCGATGCCACGGTCCTCGTGCCGCCGATCCGCGCATCGAGCACCTCCAGGCTGCCGCTGGCATAGCCAAAACCGCTGCGAATTTCCCATCCACTCAGCGGCTCAATGCGAAATTCCCATCTTTGTACTGATGGCATTTGCAAGCGGATGTAGTTGTAGGTTGCCTGCTGCGTCAGCCCCCTAGTGCCGAAACACTGGTCAATGTAGGTAAATTCATCGTCGCTTCCGGCAACTCTATATGCAATTTTGAAAAATGAATACCTGATCTCTGAACCGCTAAATGAGCCCGACTGGTATGTGCTAAGCTCAAGGCTTTGGCCTGGGCTGTAAACCCTACCGTTAAAGTAACTGCAAGCTCGCCCATCAATTTCGGAAAGGCTAAGAGAGTCCCTAAAGTTGCAGATACCGCTAATGCGAATACCAAGAATGCTGCGAAAACCAATTTCAATAATTTGCGATGCTCTCGGAAGCGCAAAGCTTGAGATCGCAGTTTTGAATAAATGTGTGGTAGCGGTTGCGGGAGAAGCGCTATCGCTTCCATTTAGTATTGCTGATCCGTTTCTTACACATCGCAGCGTATATGCCATTCCTTGCCCACCGCCAATTGGCTCGCTGTCAACCTCTGATGCGAATATCTCGTCTTGCGGGCTTCTTGTTTCGCAAATAAAAAATGCGCTTCCAAAGCGATACAGCTCTCCTATCATTAAAGCGTCGTCCCAGCTTCGCTGCCGACCTGAAACAGTCTGAGCAACATCGCGGCATGTTTCATTGTGATCTGGTCCTGACTGCACGCCAACAAAAACCCTATTCGCGTCGCTAGCGGGATCCAGAAAATATGTAATTGTGTCTCCAATTACAAAACTCGTGAATCCACTAAAGCCGACTCCATTCTTTTTTATTACACCGCCTCGGCTTGAGAAGATTGTGTTAAATTTGTCGCGCTGTGCTTGCGATACTCCATCTGTTTCGCAAAGAAGTCTTGTATCGCCTTTATTCCCACTTGGCTCAGTCTTTACTTGAACTGCTGGACGCAGCGAGGGATTTACGCGAAAGCCGAATCCATTTCCTATCAGGGAATAGATGCCAAATTGTGTTTGAGTTGATGGCTTAAAGGCATAACAAAAATCGCTAGTCCACTCATTATTTAGCCCTCTAATCTGAAACACATCCGATCCGCCACTATTTTCTGCGTTGCCAATATCATTTGCTGCGCTCCTGCCAGCAATGCGGTCTGCACTTTTTAAGCGTCCACCATCTTTAGACGCATAAAAGGTAACGCGGCTACTTGCCTCGTTTGCGTCTGCAAGGTCATATCCACCCAAGACATTATCTCCAAACGCAAATTGCGATGGATCAATTTCGCCAATCCCGCCCTCTGAAATCAAAAAAACAGCACGAAGCATCTGGCTGCCACCAAGCGACAGCATCTGACTCCAGAGCAAATTTGTGCTTACGCGAACTCCACCATAAGTTACGCCATCAATGGTTTCACGCTTTGCATAAACAAGCGGAATTGTTGAGCCAATTTCAACGACGTTTTGAAGCGAGTCAAAGCCAGCCTTTGGCGCATATTCAGAACGATTTACAATGTTCTGCCCAGGCAGCGATGTTTGTCTGATTTCCGCAGGACGGCCAGGAAGTCTAGGACGAAACAAAAAAGCTATGGCAACATTAAAAACTATTCCGACAACAAAAAGAATAATTGACAGCGTAATCGGCTCAATTGCTACTGGGCCGCTAGGTTGAACTCGACTTTTTTTGTAGCAATACCTCAGGAATGCCCTGTATTCTGCCTCAGTGCACCCCAGAACTGCCATCAACTCCCTGTCTTGAGGCAGGAGAACAATTTGGTAGCCGCTGGGGTTAAGCATTAGACGAAGGAGATTTGGCCTGTTGTCGGCAGCGAGCCGACAAGGTACTGGGTTAGTGTACGTCGAGGCGATTGGCCCGACACCGCATCGAGCGGACTGCCAAGATCAAGCCCGAGCCTACTGCCATTGTGCTGAAAGCCGGTCACTTGGTATGTCTCTTCTGTAAATGTCGATGTCTCTTCAAACGTATCTGGGTCAAGCCAAACGGTGCGGATACGAACAATCCATCTTTCGTCAGCTGCCTGTTGGATAAAGTTCATCAACAAATTGGATATGCCAAAAACAAGCTGCGCCTTGATATTGGTGCCCTGAAGATCTACGCTTGTTCCGCTAAATCCAAACTCTCCATAAATATAGCTTACGCCCTGATGCAATCGCGTTTTTCCTGAGTGAAAGTTTTGAAAGGCGTATCCAGTGTTGACGCCTTCGGAAAGTTGAAAATTGATGTACGTTCCAATTGCAATCATTCTCAAACTCCGGTCAAGCGGCGAATGGCGGGATTGTTTCTCAGCGCCGCTAGCGTGCGCCGCTCACCAAGCTTCGCACCTTCCTGGGCGGCGAGCCTGGTCGCCTGGAGCATGTCCTCCTCCGTGACGAATGGCAAGTCTCCGCTTCCCACCCGGCTGTACTTGATCTCCGTGCTCGATGCGCCGGAGGTCAGAACGCTCTCGACATAGCGCTCGCGAGACACTGCGGAGGTCGCCGCCAAGGCCTCTCTGTTGTCCGCGAAGGCCTCCTCATCCTTGGACGGGCTCGGGCCAGCCAGGGCCGCCCTGGAGTCCGACAGATATGCCTTCACGCCCAGGCTTCCACCAGGGCCACGGGTCAGCGGCATCACCGCTTCGTCTCCGGCTTCTCCCATAACGCCGGTCTTCATGACTCCAGCGTCCTCAAATTGCATGAGAGTTGGCGACGAGACAATAGAGTTGGTAAATGCGCCACCCTTTGCAAATGGCGTGATGCCGCTATCCACATTCATGTATTGAGCCTGTCCCTGCAAGGTTGTAGTAAGCTGATCCGGTTTTGCACTGCTTGGCGCCGCAATGCCAAGAATTTTCATGATCGACCCAAACGTAATCATTGCGATTTGCTGGGCAATAATTTTTTGGGCCATGCTAATGAATTCATCTGCAATCCCCCGCATCATGTTCGCCATTGCCTGCTGAACACGAGTTCCAGTGTCGCCAAGCTGAGCCAGCTCTGACTTAGCCCCTGCAATCTCTTCTTCATATTTTCTGTATGCCTCGCTATTTGCATCTACTCCACTCTTGAGCGCCTCAAGTTGCTTGATTTGATTTTGGATTCCAAGCCTTTCGTTAAGGGTGTCTAGGCCAGTTATTGAATTTGCAATGGACACAGCTCCACCAGAAAGGGCGCCGCTGAAGCCAAGGGCAAGCTCTTTTGCCATATTTGTTCTGCTGATTAGCTCGTTCATCTGTGTATTCATTTCTGCAGATATATTGATCATGTTTTGGCCCTCTTCAGCAGAGGCTGCGCCTCTGTTTATTTCTTTAACTTTTGCCGGAATAGCACCTTTTTCGTTTTGCAGTCTTACGACCTGGCTCTGCAGCTGGGCTCTGACGACATCTGGGGCCACATCTTTGTATTTTTGCAGTGCCGCTATTTCGGCATCTATTTGTGCGATCCTATTGGCAGAAAGGCCTCCGGCGGCTTTTTGCGCATTGAGCTGAGCGACCTGTGCATCAACAAGTCTGTACTGAGACTGCACCATCGCATCAAGAGTATCTTTTTGCTCAAGCTGGTCTATTGCAGCCTGGTATCTCAGCATTGCCAGTTCACCAGCGCCCTCGACCTCTATCATTTGCTCAGCAACAACACCCTTGTATCCCTGGCGGACAAGCTCCAAATAACGCACATTCTTACGCTGCTGATCCATCGCTTCTCTATTAAATGCCGACATTGGCGCCATTATCTCTTTCGACAAGTCTTCCATGGCGCCGACAAACTCCTTCGTGGCCTGCACCCTTGAGAAATCAACGGCTTTCAGCATTTCTGCCGTAATCTGGGAAATTTTCAGTCTTTCCTGCGAAATCTCCCTGTTGATTCCGGTAGTTGGCGCCTTGCCGCCGCCAACGGCACCGACCCCACGCAGCTTTGCTGGAGCAGAGATTTTAGAAATTTCGGACTGGCCTTTTTCCAGAATGTCTTGAGTTCTTTGTTGAATCTCAAGATAGTTTTCGATTGCCTTTATCGCAGTAACCTGCGGAGAGCTTGGATTCTTGACAGCCTTGAATTGCGCAAGCTGCTTTTTCGATCCCTCGATGTTCGCGTTTACTTCCGCAATTGACTTCTTCAGCTGAAGCTCTGCGATAGCTTTTTCAGTTATGAATCTATTGCTGTCGTATTCTTCATTTCTTCTGCGAACTTGCTCATTTATCTGAGCAACCTGCCTTGCGGTTTCAATGTTAAGGCGCGAAACCTCTTTTTCGATGTTTGCCTTGAAGGATGCGGCTTCAAAGTCAAATTTACGAGCTTCAAGCGCTGCGTCTCGCTTTATCTTTGCCTCTTCTTCTGCAGCCGTAAGCTGCTGCTCTGTAAATTGAGCAACAATTGCTGCTGTCTTTTTAGCAGTCTCTTCTATTTCTGGTCTTTGGCCACTGCCGGCGGTCCTGATTGCTTCTTTGCCAGCAAGCTGAAGCTGTCTGATCCTGTTTTGACCCTGAAGATCAAGTAGTTGATTTTCTTTTTCAAGAACAGAGAAACGGCGCCGAGCAATCTCTTCTTCGATTCGCTTTCTAATTTCTGCAATACTCTGTTCATACGACCTAACGAGATCAGCCCTTTGCTTATCAATATCCCGTTGTTCACGAGCTGCGCTGCGGACCTGATCCTTAATGCCTTTTGAAAGATCTATTGCCTCTAGCTTTTTCTGCAAAGCATTAAGCTTGCTTGCATCAATTTCTTTTTGCGTAATCTTTATTTCTGCTTTTACAACAAGTGGAGCCCACTTGTCGATCATTGCCTGTGACTCCTCTGGACTTAATCTTGCAAATTTATGAAATTCATCTGGAATTGCCTTGCCCGGCTTGTAGATAGCTTTATATTTAGCCGCTTTATTCACTTCTTCGTCAAAAGTTTTTTGCTCAGCTGGCGAAAGGCCGCTCCTAACGTTCATAAGTCTTCCAGCCCTTACATCTGAGCCAATGGCTTTATTTATTACAGACAAGAAAGCGGCGACAGGGCCAGCAAGCAGCGCTTGCATCTGCTGCCCGAGTTCTGCCCAGGCGCGATTCAGCTTATCCGACTCACTTTCAAGATATGCAAGATTTTTGACGCCATTTTTCCCAAACTTAGCGATAGCCTCTTCTTGAATCATTGCAGAAGCAAGTGCAGTATCGCCATATTCGATTGTCTTCTTGATCTGCTCCTCCAGGCCTCTCGATGAGAAGAAGGATTTTTGCGCCAATTCATCAAAGCTTTCGGCTGGCTTGCGCAGGGCATTCCCTAGTTCATTCGCGCTCTGGATCGCAGCATCAAAAGCAGAACCAAGCGCGGTTCCCAACAGCGAAAGGCCAAAGCCCAGTCCACCGCCCGCGAAACCGCCGGCTGCGCCGCCAACTCCACCACCGATGGATGCTCCGATGCCCTGGCCGAAGAGAAGCGGGAAGGCGCCGCCGATCAAGCCTTCACTGATAGCCCTTCCCCCTCTTGAGCCAACCTGACGAGTAAGGAAGTCTGCATTTGGATCGCGACGCTCAAGCTGTCGGCCAATGCTTGCAGAGGTTTCGCGAAGCTTATTGTCAAGAACATCAAATCCCTTAATCGTAGGATTAAGGACTTTTCTCATAGATTCCAGCGCAGCCGCAAGCGCCTCCAGCTCATAAGACGAAGCCTTTGCCGGATTTTTGAGTGCTTCAAGTCCAAGTAATCCTTCTGCGCCACGGGTTGCAGCGTCGCCAATTTTTCTGTTAATTTCCTCTGGATCTACACCCGATGAGGCTGGTGGTTTGCGCCGACCACCGCCACCATTGCCAGTCTCAAGCATCGTTGTCTTGGCCGTGATCTTGCCGAGCGGGGAGGACGGACCAATAATTCCCTCCATCGGGAATTTATATGAAGATACCGCTTTCTCTGCGTTATCAATGCTCTGCTCTATCGCATCTGGAATGCCAAATCCGCGATTTTGCTGCAGCCTTCGCGCAACCCTTGCTGCGCCAAGACTGACAGAAGATGTAATAACTTTGGCTACTGCTTCAAATGATGAGTCCTCCCCTTCCCAGAAGTTATCGACAGCTTTGCGATACTTTTTAATTGCCTCAGAAACGGCACGACTTGCGTTTTTGTAGCCACCTTCATTGAGCTGTGCAAGCAATGGGCCATCAGTCGGAAACTGCTGAGCGCCACTAAGCTTGTATTTTTGCAGCGGGAATGGTGATCCAGGTGCGCCAATTCGCGCTTGCGGCTTAACCGAGAAAATACCAGTACCACCGGGACCGGATGCGCCTTGAGACTGCGGAGAGAACAGCCGTGAAGAGATTTCACCCTGAGCCCTGATAGAGGATGCAAGAGGCCCAACGAATGCGCCAGTATTTGATACATTCCTGACTGCAGCACGGGCAATCTCCCGTTCGACCATTCCACCAGGAACACCGCTGGAGCCCCTGATGGCGCGACGATCTGCAGTGGTGAGAATTCTTGTTTCTGGCCAGATTTTTCCAGCCTCAAAGGCTTTTCGCTGCATCGCCTGTGGAACCGCTCCACCAGAAAGCAGCTCTGGTCCTGCTAGCTTCGCAAGAGTGCGATACAAAGATGGCTTGGAAGATGATCTAGCGACAAAGTTTGCAATTGGCTCAAGCGTGTTTTCAACTCCTGCAGTTATTGATTTTAGCAGCGGTGCGCCTTTGATTTTGCCAAGCTTTGGAGCAATTAAGTCTTCAATCGCAGCCTGAACGGCCGCTTTTCCGGCTTTGGCTGTATCAATCAACGTCTTGATAACGTTGAGCATTGCCTCTTTTGATACCCATGAGGGGCTTGCAATTCCAAGACCATCATTCAATCCATCTTCAACAGCTTCGCCTAGTCCTTTGCCAGCCGTTTTTGCCCTGCCAAGGCCAGATTTAACTTCTGAAATAAGAGTATCCACAACATTTTTACCTGCTCCACCGCCAGATACATCGCCAGAGTTAAACTGGCGAACAATTTGATCAATTGCTTCTGCTGGCGAGAGAGTGCCCAGGAAGTCTCCGGCTGCAGCCTGAGCCTGCTTCATTTGCTGCAAAGAAGCACGAAGGCCGGCTCCTGGAATGCCGCCAGTTTTTAGCTGCCTCGCCTGCTCCGTATTTAGTTCTTTTATCGTAAGAACCTGTTCTGCCAATATGCGAAGATCGTCGGCACTGGCTTTATTGCGGAGCGATTGAATATCGGCAATCGCCTGCTCAACCCTTAGTCGCTGATCTGCGACAACTACTCCTTTTTGCTCAAGATTAAATGTTTCAACTGCGGTGCGCTGAGCAATATCAAGAAGTCTTCCTCTTTGCGCTTCCAGTTGCTCCGGTGTCTTTGGCTTTGCCGGACGCTGAATTGTTCCAGCAAGCCTTGCCTCGCTGATTCTCAGGCCAGCGAGAGCCCTAAAATACTTAATTCCATCTTTAACCAAATCAACATTCTGCGCAGAATACCCAATCTCATTTTTTGATATTTTTTCGATAACTTTGCCGAGTTGAACTTTTTCATCAAGGAACTTGACGCCACTGCTTTCAAGAAAAGCGTAGCGTTTTTGCAAGGTTTGAAGAGTAATGAGCTGTTCGCCAAGCTTTTTCCTAGACTTTATCTGCTCCTCTGCTGCTGCAGCATCAGCTTTTGTTCTATTTTCGGCAACAAGTTCGCCGCCACGGGCAAGGAAAGATGTCCAGTTGACGTTCTTTGCTTGCTCTTTGCGCCTTGTATTCGCTATTTCCTGTTCATACTTTAGTTGTTTATTTATTTCTTTCGTGATCTCCTGGGACGACTCAAGCTGATTATTAAGCAGCGCTTCGCGTGCCTGGTCGATGCCAAATGTAAGCTTATTGGTTTGCTCTGCAGTTAGCTGTGCTTTATTTATTTTCTCAATAGTATCTTCCTGGTCTTTATAGGCTTTGTTGATGTCACGCTGATACGCTCTTTGCGCAACAAGGTCGTCAATAGCCTTGCTTGGGCCAGCGGCCTGTCGCTTAGTTGACGCTGTTTCACCGATAATTCGCTTTTGCAGCTGGACAAACTTTCCAGCCATTCCGACTTCGTATGACAAAATATCTAAGTCATGCTGCCTAAATGCCAATCCTTTTTGGCTCGACTTATTCAGAAGATTTTGCAAGTCAAGTAATTCTTTGTCAACATTCGCGCCTTTTTCTTTAAGGTTAATAAGGCTTTGCTGAATTATCTCTCCCGACCGAAGGGTGCTGGCCATACGCCTGCCAGCGCCAATATCAAGTGCTTCTCCACGCTGTTTGATTACTCCTGCTTCTGTAAAGCCAGGCGGCAGGGCCGGCCCGCCACGCATCTTCCAAAGGTCTGCAACGGCCTTCTCTTTTTCGCGCATTCCTTGCTGTGCAAGGGCGACAGCACTCTGCGTCTCCTGTCTCTTTGCACCAGGAGAGCCAGGAATAAATTCACCTCCCGGAAGCCTGCCAGTAATTGGCGATACAGGCCCCCTTGTTTTACGAACAACAGGAAGTGCCGGTCCGTACAGCTTTGATGGATCTATTTTGGCTTTTTTCTCCTCCCGCATTTTCTGCTGAGCAAGGGCAACAGCACTTTTTGTCTCATCGCGCTTAACCTGAGCCAGATCGCTAGCTTTTTTAAGTTGGCGCTCTGTTTCTTTTGTTAGCTGCTTGGCAGCCTCAAGCCTCCCTTGGTCAAGCTCCGTAAGGACAAGGCTTGAGCGCTCAAGTAGGCGCGATTTTGCAGCTCCATCAATTTGAGCCTTGTTGATTTTGTCTTCAACATCAACCTGTCTGTTTAAGATTTTGTCTATTTCGTCTCTTCTTCTTTTTTCAGTTTGCGCCGTTTTTGCGCGGAACGCTTCCTGTTGCTGATACTGCTTAAGGCTTCCAAGCCTTGTTGACGGAGCATTTGTGCGAGCCAGTTCGTCGTTCAGATCAGCTATCGCCTGCTCAAGGGCGTAATACTCTGGAGTTGTGAACTCCACAAGCTGCTTGACCTTGCTCAGCAGAGCGATGTGAGCCCCCAGAGCGGCCTCGCTCCTGGCCAGGCCATCAGACATGGCGATCAGCTCTCCAACCTGCGCCCTGGCGCCGGCTGCCTGCCCCACTGCGCCCAGGCCCTGTGGCGTAGGGGAGCTGGCCGACAAGGCTCCGGCAAGCGCAGAGAAGGTGTTCTGCTGCGATCGAGCGAGCTTGATCGACGCCAGCTCGGCTGCAACCGTGTATTGATTGAATTCGTCGCTGGCGATCTTGGAGTTATTTGCAACAAGAGCTAGCGACTCTGCTTGAGCTTGAATTTGGTTTAGAGAAACGCTTAAGCCGGCTTTTGGATTGGCTGAGCGACCCTCTTTCATTGGATCGACAAGATCTATAAGACGATTTTGCAGGTTGACCACCTCTTGGCCAGCATCTCTCGCCCTGGTCTCAAGGCTTTGGATTTGGGCGTCAGCTTCTTGAATCTGCGAACGAATAGCACCTCTGCGCCTATTTCTCTTCAGAATTTCCTTGTTTTGAGCTGCAACATCAGATTCAGTCGGCTGCTCTTTAAGGGCCTTGAGCGCAGCAATCGCTTCCATTGGAGATTGCGCAGCACCAAGGATCAATGGTGCTGCGGCTGGCACGCGAAGAGGTTTTTCTTCCTTGCCAGCCCTTGCAAGCTCCTCTCTCAGCGCTTGCGCTTTCGCACGAGCCCCTTCAAGTTGATTAACAAGAGCGTCAAATTCTCTTTTCTGCCTGGGAATGAACGTTCCCGAGAGACTTTTTTCTGCTGAGCTTGTCTGCAGTGCATCGCCAAGCCTAACGTACTCATCAGCGAGCGATTTTATGGTTTTTTGAGAAATCCTAGCGCGGTTTACATCAATAAGCTCTCCAATTTGTGGAATTGCTGCGCGAGCTGAAACGCGCTGAATATCAGCAAAATCACGCGCAATTCCGCGAAGTTCACGTCTATATCCAACTGCAGCCTGCTGATTTCTCTGGAATCTTTCTTCAATATCTCTTTGGACCTGGCTGTCTGCCTTTGTTCTGCGCTGGCTTCTTTCCTGCAGCTTTTGTTGCGCGTCAGCAGCAGCCTTGGTTGCTCTTGCCAGTTTATTTTGAGCACTAGTTTGCTGCGTTGTTAGTTGTGAGACTCGCTGCGCAATATCCTGCCTTGGATCTTTTTGCGTTCCAATTTTACTGAGATTATCTATAATTTTATTTGCTTCTTTGTTAAATTTGCCAGATGCTACCTCAAGCGTATTGCTGTTAATTCTTTTAACAGCTCCTTCAAGCTGCCTTACATCCTCAATCAGCTTGTTTACGGCATTTGAGCCCCTGACAACCAGATCAATAGTTGCTTGGGTGCTGGCCACTCTGCAAAGTCCCTCGTTCTCCCGAGTCTAGCTGCGCAGAAAAAAGCCGCCCACGGAGGCGGCTAGCGGCGTCGCTTGCTATCTGTTTTGATTTTTGCAAGCTCCTTTTCTTGCAGCTTGTTTTTGCGATTAAAATGAAGCTGCCAGAGCACCATTTCTTCGTCTGTCATCTTGCTCTTTAATTCATAAAGAGTAAGATGAAGAGTTTCCGCAAGCGCAAGCTGAAATTGAAGCCTTGGACTGGCTTCAAACTCACTTTCAAGCGCTTTTGTCGTCTGGCGCTTTGTCGCCAGCCTCACCACGAGGCTTGAGGACGCACATAATCATTTTTTGCAGATCTTCGTCTTCCACATCATTCTTGAGGCGCGGAATATCGCCTTTCTTAAAAATTCGCTGACCGTTTTCATCAACAGCCTTGAGAAGAAGGAGTTGCATCGCGAAGTCGCCGCTGGAATCGGTCTTCGCCTCTTTTTGCGCTTTTTCACGCTCTGCAGCGGTCAGCGGAGCCGCCCAAAACGTAAGCTCCGTCCCATCCGCAAGCTCGACCTCTTGCTTGATGGGCGTGAAATTTGCGGCTTTCGCGAGAATGTCGATCGCTCGACCGAAGCCAGCCGGGGAGGCAGCCGATGTGGTGGCCATGTTGTGAAAACTGGGTCTTCCACAGGCTACCCCATATGCAGAGTTTTGGCAGGCTAGCGGGTGATCTCCTCCCAGTCGATTGAGGCGTAAGCGGTCGTCGTATTTGTGTTACATGAAAGAGCGAGAACAATTGTAGATGGAGTCGAGGTGAAACTATTTCGCTCAAGCTGAAGTGCAAACAGAGCTTCTTTGACAATAGACGCAATCGGAGAAGATTGGTTTGATGAGGTCAGATACCCTGATGCTACGATATTTCCACCAGAGACTGCGGTTCCGGTGATGTTATACTCCACCGCAGATTCGGCAGATGGAGAAACCCAAGAGCCACCAGAAACAGCGGCTTCGGTCATGATTTGCCATTTATAGATAAGACCGTTACCAGTTGCTGTAATTGATCCTTGCGTTGGAACGGCAATAGCATCAAGCGCGGATGAGCCAAGCCTTAGTGCGACCAGTGGATAATATGTGCCAGCCACTGGCATTGAGTAAGCTGCAGCTATCCCGGTCCCAGCGGTGAATTGCTGACCACGAAGTTCATAGCCGCCCTCTGATATAACCGTAGAGCATATTTGCTTTAGGACACTAGAGCCAGAGGTTGCGCTAGTATTCGTAATTTCGTATCTAAGCGGCAAGCAGGCAGTCGTTGTATAGGTGCTGGAAATTACATTGGCATGATGAAATGAGTGACATTCAATAAACTGACCATCAATAACGAAGCCACAGCGAACGCTGCCAACTCCGAGCCACTCAAGATCACACCAAAAAATCTGCGCTTTTGACAAGTCAAGAGTCTTCCCAGACTTGCCTATCCCATTAAGAGTATCAATGCCATTCCAGCTAGACTGCTGAACAGGGGAGTCTACAACTACACCGCTGACCTTGCTGCGAAGAACAAAGCTAACTGAAGTTCCGCTCTGCTCAAGATAGATTCCATTTTCTGCGCCAAAATAGCCTACCCTTTGACGAAGACCGGCCTTTGCTGGAGCGAACACAAAAGTGCTCATAATCATGAGCGACTTTCCCGGTTGATATGCAAAAACCTTCTTGGTCTCCCTGATAACCTGTGAGCCAGAAGTCGCATTTACCGATAAATCGACAAGTCCCTGGCCTGCATTAAAGGCTGCATTTCCACCTACCGCAGTAAGTGTATTCCAGAGTCCATTATCAGAAAAGCGATGGCTTGAGTCAAATAAAGTAAACGGATCCGATATTCTAAGTCTGCCGAATGAGTCGGTTGAGGCTCCAGAAAAATCTGCATCGACTCGTAAGCGCCCATCCTCAGTTGCAGCAATTTCTTCAATAGCCCCACTTGGCAGAGTTCCGTGAACAACTGAGTCTGGCATGTCAAAAAAAAGCAAAGAAAAAGCCCCGCAAAGCGGGGCAGAGTTGTCCGCAGCTCGATCAGGCTCCGGTTACAAGGTCGAAAGCAACTGCAGAGTTTGGACGGAAGTTGACCGAAACGCTATCGGCATCGTCCGGGTTCACAGCAAAAGATGCAGAAGTCAGCACAATCTCGGCTTCAATGGAGCGAGACTTCGTGTTGTCAACAACACCATTGACCTCAACCCGATCAAGATAGAGCTTCACGGTTGCGCCAACTTGCTTTCGCAGCAGCACGTCGGTGATGATGCGGTTGGCGAAAGCGTTGTCTTCGTCAGTAAAGTAAACAGTCGCACTGCCATTCGCGTCGCCAAAGCCAGAAATGTATTGACGGAATGGCACGAATTGGCCAAGAGACTGGCCGATAGTCGTCACATCAATTTCGGCTCGGCTGATTTCAATGCTCCAGTCACGAACTTCGGAGATAGCGCCAAAGTCGCCATAACGAACCCGGAACTTATTGGCGCCGGTCGCAGTGCCATCGTTGGTCAGATCTTCAACGGTGCCACCAGGAGTAGTGGTGATCGTCATTTGCCCTGTACCAGCATCGTAGGTCAGGACGTAGTAAACGTTTGCACTTGCCAGCGAAACCGGGAGAGTGCCAGTGCCGGCCCCGCCGGTTTGGGTATTCACGATGTCGAATTTGACGGGATCGCCAACGCGGAATCCCATGTTGGTGCCAACATAAATGGTGTTGTTGGTCACATTGACATCGGTTTCGCCAAAAGTGGCAAGAGTGCCCGCAGGCTTGTAGTAAAAAGCGCCAGAGACGCCAGACAGAACGGTAGACATTGCTCAGGAAGCGGATGGCTTGTGGGCACTGCCCAGCTAAAGGAAGGGTAGCGATTATCTCGCCATCGCCTGCCAGCCAGCCTTTATTTCCCCAACGAAGTGCGGAAAATCGTCTGGGGCATAAAAGGTTGGTCCGTTGATTGACCCAACTCGCACAAAGGTTGCATTTGGCGCTTTTCCGGTAGCGTTTAGTACGTCAATTACATCTTTGGCAAGAGCAATCATTTCCTGGCAACGCGCCGGTCCATTGCTTTTTGGCGCAAAGCACCTGACAATAAGCACTCCTCTCGCGTGATCAAGCGTGCGAGTTAGCACCGCTTCAGTCGTCAAACCAAATACAACATTTACTCTGACATACTCCTTCGGCGGGCTTGGCGGCACAGCCGAAACGTTATCAAAGTAAACCGGAATTGGCGGAATCTGAGTGTTGTATGCCGTCAAAAGTGGAGCTTCAATTTTTGCTCTAATTGATTGATAGTTCATCAGAGAGTCCCAGGAGTCTTGATCTTCATGCCACGGCTAAGATCTCTTTGCAGTTTGCCGCCAAGAGTATAAGTGCTGAACCAGTCTCGCTCTGCTGTAATTGCAGAATCTGGCTCAAGCGGCTGATCATTTTTGTCATATCTTGGCCCTGGATCAAGCTGCCAGCGCAAGTGCTCGATCGGCTGCATTTCGACATAATCATATGGTCTAAATCCCTCTTCAACAAATCTTTTGATTGGCCGTGAGTCTGGCCTTTGGAAAAATCCCTCTGCCGCATCAATGGCCTGATCGGCGTATGGCGCTGTATTAACTATGTTAAATGTAGTAACGCTTCGACTGGTAATGGCTTCTTCAAAGATTTTCAATGGAAAATTCTTGTAACTATATTCATAGGTATCAAAAAGCTCGCCAACTCTGCGCTCTCGTGGGCTTGAGCCAGCCGGCACAATGTCCCAAGATGCGGAAAACCTACCGGACCATGCTGGACCCGCCGCAGAAAGGCCGTTGCAGATCTCGACTCCTGCATTTCTAATCTCTTTTCCAACCTCTCTTGCTATCCCTGTCATCAGCTCTTTGGCTATGGACTTCTCCATGCCGCCGCGCATTCGTCTAGCCATCTAGCCAACCATCGCAATGACTGAGTGCATGATAGGGCGATCCCCTCGATAAGGGATCAGTTTGATGATTTTCGCCGTGCGCTTCACCCCGCCTTCTGTGTAGCGAATCGAATCCGTGGTCCTCGGGAAATAGTCGCCAAGATAATTGGCTGCAATCAAAAACTTTACAGCTTTACTTTGGTAAAAGCCGTCCTTCTCTTCTGAAAGATTTTCAGAAATATACGCTTTTGCTGGAATTTCGCGTGCTACGCCAAGCACTACTCCCTTTTCTGGATCATAAGTCTGACTCTCAGACGCCTTGATGTATGTTATGTCAACTCCCCATTGGTCAATCAGTGGGGATGGAATTGAGCCAAAAATGTCATCAACAAGCGACATCGTTAAAACCTGTCACTCCAGCTACCACCATATGGCCAAAGCTGGCCGTTGATATATCTTACGCCTGACGGGCGGCTTCTCGTCGTAAAACTTCTGTAGCCAACGCGAGCGTTTGGCTGTCTTACAACTTTTGGCTGATAAAAGTCACCGCGAACCATGTATTTAGCAAAAATATCCATCGCAAATGGAGGGATGAAAAGCATTCCGCTCTGGAAAGACTGGTCTTTGTTGAATTTTACTCTCAGATCACCCCTGCCAAGCTCAACTTCCTCGTATTCACTATTTTTGTATCTGGTAGCGCCTCCGTCATCATTGATGATTCCCGTGTATCCGCCATTTGCGCCAAGAAAAGCTGCCATGTAGGCAACTGCAATTTCAAAATCTACGGGCAGCTCATCGTCTGGAGCGTAGTGATAGTCCGCGACTACGCGCCTTGGCCATGCAAGACTCTGCTCGTTTGATACTGGAGATCCCTTCCAGTGAAGTGGATTGATTGACATTGTTGCAGCTACCAGGCTCTGCTCTTTCTCTGTATCAGAAAGTGATAGCCACGCAGATACGCCAATGCTCGCCGGAAGCTCCGACAGCAAAGTGGTGGCCTTCGCTACTGACAGATAGGAGTTGGCGTTTGATGCTCCCAGCGTTGAGACGAAGGCCATCGCTCACACCCCCTCAGGATGGCTTGGAGGTGGGCCTGGGCTTCGGCTTGGCAGCGGCAGCCACCTGGGGCGCCTCGGCCTCCTCCTTGGCCTCTGCCGGCTGCTCAGCGACTGCTTCAGCCAGCTTCGCATTGGCCTCGGCCGCCGCACGCTCTGCAGCCTCTCGGCGCATTCTGAAAGTACCAGCACTCATGGATTGTTACCGGATAGTTTGAAAGCCCCGGCAAGCCGGGGCAATTGAATCACAGGGCCTGCAAATCAGCCGATGTAGGAGCGCATCCGAGTAATACGGATGTTGCGGTCATCCGTGAACACCTTCACCCAGTTGGAAGGAGTGGCCAGCTCGGCGTTGGTGGGTGCAGCGGCGGCAGCGTTTCCCTTCCAGGAGAGCCCGTTCGGATGGACAAGATAATGCGTGCGATTGATCAGAAAGTCAATCCCAAGAAACTTGTCGCGATCGGACTCAACGGGAACCTTGGCCCGAGCGGTTGCATAGGCAAAAGCACCGGGACCAAAGAAGAATGTGTCATAGACGGTTGCACCGCTGGGGCCTGCGCCAGAGGTAAACGGCAGCTTGTCGTCAACAAACACCGGACGGCCAAGATAGGTGCCTTTTTCCAGGGCTTCGGCGGACAGACGGCTATCGAGCTGAGAAGTGCTTGAAGCCGGGACAATCAAGTCAAGCTTCATCAAAGCGTAATAGATAGCAGAGTGCATCATTACGCCAGTCAGCTCATCGCCGGCATCGCCAAGCTTGGCAATACCATCAACCATGAGACCTGGGGAGAGCGCCGAGCTGTTGCCGCCAACCGAATGGCTGGTGGCCAGAGGACCGCCAGTGCCAAAAATGCCGGTCAGAATGCTACGGCTAACGACTTGCATGTCGCGAATCCAGTAGCGACCAGTGCTTCGGGCAATAGCCTGAGAAGGATCGCTACCAGACAGATCAGCAGCAAGGTCAGACGACTTCCAGGACTTGCGCCGCATATTGCGAACGCCGACCTGCATGTCGCCAGGAATTTCAGATGGATTGGATGCAACGGTATCAGAATCAATTTCCGAGTCTCCAGACAGATCGCCATAGAAGGGGAGATCGACGGTCTTGCCGCCTTTGGCGAATTCTGCCTGAATGGCGTCATTCGTCACCATCAGGCCAGAGGTGACGAGCGAGTTTTTGTCACGAATCTCCTCTTGCTGATAATCGAGGAAGAGTTCGGGGATAAGCGGAACACCTGCGAGAAGCATGGTCTTGTTGCAGAGGAACAGATCTTTCTTGATTCAGCGTCACAGCACTGCTGCCCTTGCTGCGAGGCACTGCCTCTCTCTCGCCAATGATAGCCAAAAAAAAAGCCGAGCAGTCCAGCTCGGCTCGCACCTTCATCACCCCTGCAATGATAGCAGGTTTTTGCTCAGTTGAGGGTATAACCCTTAGCCGTCAGCACAGCTTTTTCGCCAGCATCAAGCGATGCCCAGCCAGCACAGCCGCTTGCAGTGATAACTTTGGTGCCAGTCACGGTAGGGGCCGCTGCAAAAAGCTCATTCAATTGAGCTTCGGTAAAAGCATCAGGAAGAACAAAAGTCCAGTTTTTCATCCCGCGAGTGCAAAGCACAATTGCGGAGAGAATTTCGTCAACTGCAGTCGCGGACTGGACGCCGCGCATGTTGACGCTAGTGCGATAAGCGCCGAGAACTGGCATTGGAGGTCATTGAGTTCTTGGCCAAGCCTAGCGACGCCTCGATCAGGGAACGCCGGCAACTGTGCCCAGGCAGGAATAATTCCTTGGCTTAATCTTGCAAATGCCCTGGCCAAACAATAGCTTTTGCGCAGAAGCAAAAAAATAGTCGTAGAATCGTGCGATATGGCTCATGGAACGGTATCATTGCCGGAGCGCCCTTCAAGCAAAATGGAAAAGCGTACTTGGAATACACCAGCTAGGGAGCCGTGGAATGAAATGATACGCTGCTGCTTAAAAAGCATAGATCAGCATAATCAAATGTACTTTGAGACTGGAAATTCGTGGCACCTTGCAAAAGCGCAAGAGCTGCGAAATTATGTAACAGAGCTGAAATGCTGGCTAGCCAGAAAAGAAGCCGAATCTACCATTTAACCCGATCAGCCCAGTAAGCAGCTGATAGACGCCCTTTCGCAATGTTCTTTGCATGACGAGCCTTAAATGCTTCGCGCCTTGCCCTGTAAGACGCAGACTCTCCTTCTTTTTTTGGTGAACCACTTACGCCCTGCTGGCCAAACCGGATAACTTTGTAGGTTTCTCCCTGCTTGGCCATCACAACATGCGATTTCGTTGGGTGGCCTGGCGTGCGCTTTGGCTTATTCACGCCAGAAAGCCCAAGCTCTTTCATTTTGCTTTTAACCCTTTCTGGAGCTGCCATTTGAATTTGCTTTTTTCTTGGCCAATACGGGCTCAGTCTAGCGATTCCGCTTCTTCGCTCTCGATCCTTTTCCTGGGGCAAGCCTCCCATTGTTTCCGTGGCCGTTTCTGGCCCTATTTGTTGATGGATTTTCCCGCTTAAATCCGCCGCCAGCCGCATGGCTCAGGTCTCGACCACCCTTGCCATCAATTCCACGCGCCCTTCGCTCTGCAGAAAGTTCGGCTCTGTATTTTCGCCTCTCTTCGGTCGAATGATACTTCTTATCATAGGATGCTTTCTTTTTGCGAGCCTCTGGGTTTTTTGCGTAAAATGCTGCAGTTCTACGCTTGTTTGCGACTTGCTTTGGCGCCATGGCTTAGCCTCTTTTTTTGCGTTTGTGTTGATAAGAGATTTTTTTTGAACTTGTCTTCTCTCTCTTGAATTTGCTTTTTTCTTTTGCAGACAGCTCTGATGCTGTTTTTGGTGTTTCAGAGGAGACTCTTTTCGATGGCCTGCAGGCAGGATAGCCCTTGCGCTTTTCGCCAGTTTTGCGACCGCATGGCTTTCCCGTTTTGATGTCTACCCATTTTTCGGCAAACCACCTGCCAAGTCCACCTCTAGCTTTTTTAGCCATTTTTGCCACTCTTAACTGACTTGTAACCACCGCCACGCTTTTTGTATTCACGAACAAGCCATCCATTGGCATAAGCGCTTGGATAAACCTTGAACCTGCGCTTTGCCTCGGCCTTGACTCTCGCGTAGAGGGCCTTATCTGTGGGAACATTTTTACTTTTCACTTCTTCTTGCTCTTGCTTTTGCGAGACTTGCCGGCTTTTGAGTAGGCAATTGCAATTGCCTGCTTCATTGGCCTTCCTTCTTTGCGAAGTTTTGAGATATTCGCGGAAATGGTTTTTTGGGATTTGCCGCGCTTTAGTGGCATTTGCTTCTAGCAGCCTGGCCCAAGGATAGCCAAAAAGCCCCACACCTCTCCCGAAGCGTGGGGCTCTATTGCTGATGCAGCAGTAATTTTATGCAGCAGCCATTATTGGTAGCCGACCGCTTTTGCAAGAATCGGGTCAAGATCGCCGCGAGCGCGAGCTTGCTGGACAAGCCTTTGCGCAAGAGCCCTGTCGCGATTGATGATCTCGGATGCCCTGGTTGCGTTTGCGGTTGACTTCATAAATGGATTGTCGGAAATCGGCGCGGAAGACCTCGATGTGACAAGACCTGAGCCAGTTGCAACAACCCCAGGAAAGTAGATTGAATACTCGTCATCTTTCTCAAGATTGCTAATTGCATCCGAGACATTGACTGGATTTTCCTCTGATCCATAAACAACAGTTTGCTCATCATCGAGAAGCCTAAAGTTTCCGCCCTGCAAAGCAAAAACATGAGCTGGACGCTTACAGCCAGCTTTTTCAAGCTCTTGAATAACAATAGAGCGCTTGTATTCCTGAAGCCGCGCCTCGCGCTCTCTCTGCTTTTCCTTCTCCGATTGCTTGAGCTTCTCCGTCAGGCCCTCCATCTGGCGCTGCATGGACGCCAGCTGAGCCCTCATGGCCTCCTCGACGGCGCTGGAGGGCGTTGATCCCTGGCCCTGCTGCTCTGGTGGCTTGCCCTCGGGCGCAGGGGGCTGCTTGGGCGGCACAGACTTCTCTGAAAGCAGCTCAGCGATCCGATCCTCGGCATCATCGGCCTCCAGATCGACACCGGCAGCCTTTGCAAGTCGCTCGACTCCCTTGCGCTTTTGCAGATCACTCAGAAGGCCAGCTCTTGTCCGCTCCAAGGCCTGAACCTTGCCGGACGCCTCCTCTAATAGAGCTTCCTTCTCTTGCAGAAGCGCCTGAAGTTCTTCAAGTGTCATGCGAAATCAATGCACTGCAGGCAGCCTAGCTCATGCCTCGGGTGTTTCAAGCATTGCCTCTGGGCTCTCTCCTGCTTGAGTGCCGCCAGCAGAGGACTCGCTGGTGTCGTTTTGAACGTAAATCCGGCTATTCGTGTATTGTTGAGACGAACCGGCTGGATTAACAATTTCAGACCTGCGCTCATTGCCGGTAAGACCCATTTTGTCAAGTATTGACGTAATACTAAAATCGTGCATACCTTCAAACATTTCGCCAGCCTCAAGCATTTCAAGAAATGTTCCAATGGGTATCGCCTCAGAATCTTTGTAAAGAGAGCTGAGTGCCATGACTTGCTGACTATGCAGCTTGGCTGGAATAAAGTTTTTGCTAATCGTAACAGTAATTTCTGGGTACATATCTGGTCTGTAGCCAGAGGCATATCGAAGCGCTCTGTTCAAGCAGTCTTGAAGAGACCCGATTAGGACAGCGAGTTGGCTGTCAGATTGCGACCTATCAAGCAATTTGGCAAAACCAGATTCAACCTGGCTTTTGCCAGGAGTCATTGCAATAGCGGCAAGCCTATCCATTGCGCTTTCAATTCTAGCTATTTCTTTTAGCGTTGTTTCAGCACCAGCCATGCCAGGCGAAATCATCCCAAATTTGGCATTTTCATTTTGACTAAAAAGGCTTCTACCAGATCCAACAAAAATTTCATCGTCTGGTCTGACACCAGTTCCAGTCAGCATTGGCGCTGCATTTAAGTGGATTGTTTCCGTAAGATCTGCGCACGTTGCCCAGTGGTGAAGATTGAGCCTTGCAATGTCAAGCAAAAGCGGCCTTGCTCGGCAGAATGCCTCTTCTTTGCCTCCGTAGCACGGTGAAAATGGAATATAGCTTACGGAAAGATAGCTCTCTCCATCAGGGGGCAAGATGTAGTCGTTTGGCCCTCCATTGGCTTTTTTCTCAAAAACACGAACCCTAACATTTCCGCCTTCTTCGGGAATGTCATATACGACAATCGTTGGCACAACTTCCTCAAAGTGCTCATTGATTGCACTTGGTTTCCTGATTTGGGACTTGATTCTTAGATAAACAACGGCAGTTTCATAATATGTCACTCCGTTGATTGTAACTGGTATATTTTGCTCTCTGCAATCAAGGATGTCATCAATTTTTATGATAGTAAAATATGGCCTCAGTCCCATCCTGCGCTGCTCTGCCTTGTTCTGGCTTTTCACTTTCGGATAGTCCGCCCACAGGCCCGCCACCCCACCATTGATCGCTTCCGTAAACAAAGTTTTTGCAAATGATGTTATAGATTTTCCCTCAAGATTTACATTTTTGAAGAAATGCTCCCACTCTTCTGCTAAGTCTTGAGGGAGAATGACACCTTTTCTCAGAGCCGTACCAACAATAATGTCAACATAGTGTGAATAAAATGGCTCAAAGCATGTAAGCGCTCGCGTAGCTCTAACCGAATAACTGTCGTTATGTTCCTGGAAGTCTTTCGGGATGTGAGTTTGTATCGCGTCCTCAAGATAAAACTCTGGAAAAGTGCAAAAGCGAATTGGCAGAATTCTGCTTATTTGCTCGGCTTGGTCAATTGAATATGAGTCAATGTCAGAGACTTCCGCGTAAACGCTTTCGGTCTGCGGCTCGCGCCTATCAAATGGAATCGGTACTTCGTCGGCGCCGAGAACAATCGAATTGGGAATGTCAATCGAAGGCACGGAATCGCAGCACTAGATGAATACATGCTAGCGCAAAAGCACAAGGGCTCCAGGTTGCCCAGGAGCCCTTAAACAATGTTTCAGCAGCCGGTTGTCGTCCCCGCCAAAAGGCAAGCCGCTGGTGCCTCTCTATTGTATCACCTCCAGCGGCCACCGTAGCTAGTTCTTACACCAGCTCTTTGAAAAACCTGCCATGCCATATACCTTATGCAGTCTCCTGGGTGGGAATAATCAGTAG